TGCTTCTACATCTGCATCTGCTGTCAGAGGTGGATCCTATAATATCATATTCCTTGATGAATTCGCGTTTATTCCAAACCATATTGCAGACCAATTCTTTGCATCTGTTTATCCTACTATTTCTTCTGGTCAGAGCACAAAAGTCATCATAGTTTCTACGCCTCATGGCATGAATCACTTCTATAGAATGTGGCATGATGCTGAGCGTGGAATGAATGAATATGTTCCAACTGATGTTCATTGGTCAGAAGTACCAGGAAGGGATGAGCATTGGAAGAAGCAAACCATTTCAAATACTTCAGAGCAACAGTTTAAGGTTGAATTTGAATGTGAATTTTTAGGATCAGTTGATACTCTAATTGCACCAAGTAAACTTAAAAGTTTAGTTTATGATCGTCCAATTAAACAAAGTAAAGGATTGGATGTATATGAAGAATCAGATGAATCTAGGGATTATGTTTTAACTGTTGATGTTGCTCGTGGAGTAGGCAATGATTACTCCGCGTTTGTTGTATTTGATATAACTTCTTTTCCACATAAAATAGTTGCAAAGTATAGAAATAATGAAATCAAACCTATGCTATTTCCATCAATCATTTATGAAGTAGCAAAAGCATATAATAATGCATTTATTCTTTGTGAGGTTAATGATGTTGGGGATCAAGTAGCATCAATTATACAATATGATTTAGAATATCAAAACCTGCTCATGTGTTCTATGCGTGGTAGAGCAGGTCAAATTGTGGGTCAAGGATTCTCTGGTAAGAAAACACAACTTGGATTAAAAATGTCCAAGACTGTTAAAAAAGTTGGATGCCTCAATCTCAAAACAATGATTGAGGAAGATAAACTTATATTCAATGATTATGAAATAATTAGTGAACTGACTACATTCATTCAAAAACACAATTCATTTGAAGCAGAAGAAGGGTGCAATGATGACCTAGCTATGTGCCTAGTCATTTATGCATGGTTGGTTGCACAAGATTACTTCAAAGAACTAACGGATCAAGATGTTAGAAAAAGATTATATGAGGAACAAAAAAATCAAATTGAGCAAGACATGGCACCTTTTGGGTTTATGTCTGATGGACTTGATGCTCTGATGAATGGCGAAATTGATGCCGAAGGTGAAGTTTGGTTTACTGATGAGTATGGAGATAGGTCTTACATGTGGGACTACAGATAAAAGGAGAAATTTATAAATACTTTTAGAGCAAAATGAAGCACTAGAGGAGTTAAAATGGCTTTAAGCTTAGCATCTCCAGGGATTAAAGTAAGAGAAGTAGATTTAACTAGAGGTGGAATTAACAATACCACATCTTTATCTGCTGGAATTGCTGCACCTTTTGAAAAGGGTCCAGTAAATCAAATTGTAACTATTACTAATGAGAATGAATTAGTATCAGTTTTTGGCAAACCTTCAAAGAATGATTACCATTATGAGTACTGGTATTCAGCATCTAACTTCTTGTCATATGGCGGGAGCTTAAGAGTTGTAAGATGTGGAGGAAGTAAATTAGATAACGCCAATGCTGGTGTAGGAGTAGCATCAACTTCCCTCACTATTGAAAATTTTGATGACTATCAAGAATCATATTCAAATTCTTCTGTTTTCTATTGGGCGGCAAAGAACCCAGGACATTGGGCAGAAGATTTAAAAGTCTGTGTAATTGACAACTTTGCAGATCAAACTTTAACTGGCATCAATACTACATATGTTGCAGTTGGATATGGGGTTACTCAAGCATTAACTGGGATTATTGCTGGAGTAGGAACTACATCTGCAGCATCTGGGTATCTCAAAGGTATTGTTGCTGGTGTTGGAAGTTCAGAGATTTATGTAAAAGTTATTTCAACTGTAGTTGGGGCAACAGAAACTCTAGTTTCTTATTCAGAAAATGGCATTTATGCCTTTACTGATGCTGTAATTGGTATTCATACTTCAGGAAGTGCAACAGTTGGTTCAGCACTTACAACAGTAGATCCAACTTCAACAAGTGATTGGTACAATAATCAACTTGTTTTAAGCACTGCTAATGGAGATTATACAAATCTAAGTTGGAGAAGCATTGCACCAAAACCAAGAACTAATCAGTATGTAACTGATAGAGGTGGTTCAAATGATGCATTCCATGTGGTTGTAGTTGATAGCAGAAAATTCAATAATGTTTCTGGAAATCCACAAACATTACTAGAGAAATTTACAAATCTTTCTAAAGCATCAGATACAACTGTTTCTCCATCACAAAACGTATACTACAAAGATTATCTTGCTCTCAACTCTGCATACATTTATGCAGGAAAATCAATTGGAGATGCAACAGATTCTTATTGGAATGTAGATCCTGTAGCATCTAAGTTTAGTTCAGGATTTACTACACAATCAGAAACTCTAGGAGTTTGGGGAGTTCCTGCAGAAGGAGTTAACTTTAACTCAGTAGGTAACAAGTCATTCTCACTCACTGGAGGTCATGACTACAGTGGTACTGGTGACATTGGAGGGTTCTCAGTAGACTTAACTGATCTAACTGATGCTTATGATAAGTTTGCAAATGAAGCAGCAACCACAATCAATTTCCTTTTACAAGGAAGTGCTTCACTAGGAAAAGAAATTGAGCAGGCAAAAGCAAATAAACTAATCAGCATTGCTGATGGAAGAAAAGATTGTGTGGTATTCATTTCCCCATATAGAGATGGAGTTGTTAATATAACTCCAGAAGCAACACAACTTACAAACATTCTATCATTCTTCAGTCCACTGACTTCATCATCTTATGCAGTCTTTGATAGTGGATATCAGTATGTTTATGATAGATTTAATAAACAGTTTGTATACATGCCATGTTCAGCAGATGTTGCTGGTCTTTGTGTAAGAACTGACATTGATCAATTCCCATGGTATTCACCAGCAGGTAAGACAAGAGGAACTCTCAAGTTCCCAATCAAACTTGCTTACAATCCTGCACAAGATGATAGAGATAGACTCTATTCACAAAGAGTCAATCCAGTTATTTCTTCACCAGGATCTGGAATTATTCTGTTTGGTGATAAGACTGCACTTTCTTATCAATCTGCATTTGATAGAATCAATGTTAGAAGATTGTTTATCACTATTGAGCAAGCAATCAAAGGTGCTGCAGATGCACAACTGTTTGAGTTCAATGATGCTTCAACCAGAGCAAACTTCATCAACATTGTTGAGCCTTACCTCAGAGATGTACAGGCAAAGAGAGGAATCACTGACTTCCTCCTAGTTTGTGATGAAACTAACAACACCCCTGATGTAATTGATAGAAATGAGTTCATTGCAGACATTTATGTGAAACCTGCTAGATCCATTAACTTCATTGGTCTGACATTTGTTGCTACCAGAACAGGTGTTAGTTTTGAATCAATTGTAGGTACAGTTTAATTTAAACAGGAGACAAAACAATGCCAACATTTCAAGATAGAACCATTGATAAGTTTAAAACTAAACTAGCAGGTGGTGGTGCTCGTAGTAACCTTTTTGAAGTTAGCTTTGGTACTGAGGCAAATGGCACTCCATCCAGTGCTGGTGGAACTGGAATTTTTTCACAACTTCAAGCTCAGTTTGATCAAGATGACTTAATGCTTATTAAGTCTGCTGGTTTACCTGCATCAACCATTACTGAAATTCCAGTTCCTTTTAGAGGAAGAACTCTCAAGATTGCTGGAGACAGAACATTTGATGTCTGGACTATTACAGTCATCAATGACACAGACTTCAAGTGGAGAAGTTTCTTTGAAAGATGGATGAATTACATCATCAAAGTTTCTGATGGATCTGGTACAATCAATCCTTCAGACTATATGGCTGACATGAATGTAACTCAACTTTCAAGAGCACCTGGAGTTGCTCCAAATGTTGTCAATACAAATCAAATTGATGTTCTAAGAAAGTATATTGTTCATGGTGTTTTCCCAACTAATGTTTCCCAAATTGACCTTTCTTACAACAATGAAAATGAAATTGAAGAGTTTACAGTAGATCTACAAGTCCAGTGGTGGGAAGCTAGAACTGGAAGCAATGCTGCTGATGTAATCTAAATAGATTATAATAGGCGTTTAACTTTACAATATGGCAAGACTTTT